ATCTGGGTCTGCGTTTAATTAAGTCGGTCGTAATAGAAATTGGTGGTCAACAAATAGATAAGCATTATTCTGATTGGCTTTACATTTGGAATGAATTATCTCTTCCTATAGGCAAACGTTATGCATATGATACTATGGTTGGTGCTGATAAAGATATATTAAATTACAGTACCGATAGCACTACTTTATATATTCCTTTTGAATTCTGGTTTTGCCGCAATGTAGGTCTCGCTCTACCTTTAATCGCACTCCAATATCACGAAGTAAAAGTTAAAATAGATTTTGAAACTAAAGAGAAATGTGTATCTCATATTGCCGATTTTGACGAAGTTAAAAATATATCTTTATGGGCAGATTATATATTCTTGGATACTGATGAACGCCGAAGATTCGCTCAATTATCTCACGAATACTTAATTGAACAATTACAATTTACTGGTTCTGAAACTCTTGTAGCCGGCACTAACCGCATCAAACTAAATTTCAACCATCCTTGTAAAGAATTAATATGGGTAGCAAAACCTGTTCGCACTACCAATAATACCAGATGGTACGATTATAACTATGCCGATGAAGCGGATACCTCAACTGCTTCATCTTTAGCAGTAGACGGTTCTTCTAAATTCGGCGGTCAATATACTTCTAACTATTTAGTTATTTCAGATGTTAATCCTCCACTATATAAAAATCCTTTCAAAAATGCTATACTTCAATTAAATGGCAATGACCGTTTTGCCGTAAGAGAAGGTGATTATTTCAATCACGTTCAACCTTTCCAACATCACACTAACGCCCCCATATTTAATTCTATCAATGTATATTCATTCGCACTAAAACCCGAAGATCATCAACCGAGTGGCACTCTAAATATGTCCCGCATTGATACCGCAACTTTGATGGTCACTACTGTACCAGAAGCCAACAGTTTGAAATACGAAGGTATTAATATATATGCTGTGAATTACAATGTTCTACGTATATTATCTGGAATGGGTGGCCTTGCTTATTCCAATTAAAAAAATAATAATTATAATAATTTGTGTTATATATTTCCCTTTTTTTTTTCTCCTCTAATAGTATAAAGAATATAGCGTAAATGGGTGGTGGTCTTCTTCAATTAGTTGCTTATGGTGCTCAGGATGTTTATTTAACTGGTAATCCTCAAATTACCTTTTTCAAAGTAGTTTATCGTCGTCATACTAACTTCGCTATTGAAGCCATTCAACAAACTTTTAACGGAACTCCCAATTTTGGCAATCGCGTAACTTGCCAAATATCAAGAAATGGCGATTTAATACATCGTGTATATTTAGCGGTTGTTAATTATTCATCTGGAATTAATGTATGTCCTTATTTTGGTCTTCGTTTAATAAATTATGTAGAAATTGAAATAGGTGGTCAAAAAATAGATAAACATTATTCTCATTGGATGTATGTATGGAATGAACTTTCTTTACCCGTTTCAAAGAAAGATGCCTACAAAAAAATGGTTGGTGCCAATGATAAACTAAAGTCTTTAACTAATGCTAATCTATATATCCCTTTGGAGTTCTGGTTCTGCCGTAATGTTGGTCTTGCTCTCCCTTTAATCGCCTTACAATATCATGAAGTAAAAATAAACATTTTATTTGAAACTAAAGATAATTGCCTCGGTAATACAGGTGAACTTCTCGATTTAACTTCAACTACTTTGTGGGTTGATTACATATTCTTAGATACCGATGAACGCCGAAGATTCGCTCAATTATCCCACGAATATTTAATAGAACAATTACAATTTACTGGAACTGAAAGTATTAATGATTCTGCTACTAGCATAAAACCTAAACTTTCTTTCAATCACCCCTGCAAAGAATTAGTATGGTTCTGTGCTTCAAGCCACTCAGCCACTAAAGCAACTATTAATAATAACTGGGTTAACTATTCAACAGGTGTTAATGGATATGACGCAGGTAATTCGGAATTATTCAAAGAGACAAGTGCAATAACTTCTACCAATCCTATAAAAACTGCTAAACTCGTATTAAATGGAAATGACCGTTTCTCCGCAAGACCTGGCTCTTATTTTAATTTAATACAACCGTTTCAGCACCACGAAAATATACCTTCAAATTCGGGTATTAACGTTTATTCATTCGCTCTAAAACCTGAAGAACATCAACCAAGTGGCACTCTTAACATGTCTCGTATTGATACCGCTGTTCTCAATTTAGATGTTACCTCGAGTATGACTGGCTCGAAAAATCTTCATGTATATGCTGTAAATTACAACGTTCTTCGCATACTTTCGGGTATGGGCGGCCTTGCTTATTCAAATTAAATTATATTATTTATATATGTTGTTAAATTGCTATAATGTTTCTTTTTTTTTTCTCCTCTAATAGTATAAAGAATATAGCGTAAATGGGTGGTGGTCTTCTTCAATTAGTTGCTTATGGTGCTCAGGATGTTTATTTAACTGGTAATCCTCAAATTACCTTTTTCAAAGTAGTTTATCGTCGTCATACTAACTTCGCTATTGAAGCAATTCAACAAACAGCATCGGGAAGTAATTCTCTCGGTTCTCGTGCCACTTATCAAATAACTCGCAATGGTGATTTAATACATAGAGTATATTTTTACGGAAAATTAAAAAATACCTCTACTGATAAGCATTTAGCGTTAGTTCCTAATGTTGGGCAAAAATTATTAAAAACCGTTGAATTAGAAATCGGCGGACAACGTATAGATAAGCATTATTCAGAATGGCTTTACATATGGAATGAACTTTCCTTACCATATGGCAAACGCGAAGGATATTATAAAATGATTGGTGCAAATAAAGAAAATTGCTGTTCTGAATTAGCAGAAGCAACTTCTTACGAATTATATGTTCCTCTAGAATTTTGGTTCTGCCGCAATGTAGGTCTCGCGCTTCCCTTAATCGCCTTACAATATCACGAAGTAAAAATAAATATTGAATATGAATCTGCTGATAACTTATGTGACTCTAATGCTTCTAACTATTGTGTAGAACAAGATAAACCCGATGGCGTACCTAATAATAATACTATTTTCTCTACTACCAAATCAGTATTAACTTTAGATGAACCAACATTATGGGTTGATTATATATTCTTGGATACTGATGAACGCAGAAGATTCGCCCAATTATCACACGAATATTTAATAGAACAATTACAATTTACCGGAACCGACACTATAACCACTTCGGGAAATAATTCTGATTCCATGAAAAGTCTAAGAATGAATTTCAATCATCCTTGTAAAGAACTTGTATGGACTATTAAAAAATCAGACGAATCGTCTGTATATTGGAATAACTTTTCAACATCTGTAAGAGATGCTAATGCCGGAACTGGTACAGGTAATACTTATAATAACTATGTAACCTCGACTAATCCCGTAATGCAAGCAAAAATAATGCTTAACGGAAATGATCGTTTTGCTACAAGACAAGGCGAATATTTCTCATTAGTCCAACCCTATCAACATCACGAAAACACTCCCGATATGTACCACAAGGGCATCAACGTATATTCATTCGCTCTTAAACCCGAAGAACATCAACCAAGTGGCACTCTCAATATGTCTCGTATTGATACCGCGGTTCTATCGTTGTCATCTAAAATTACTGGAACTATATTTATATTTGCGGTAAATTACAATGTCTTGAGAATATTATCTGGTATGGGCGGTCTTGCTTATTCCAATTAAATATGATATCTATGATATCTATGATATCTATGATATCTGCGATACCCACAATACAATATTTTCGTTTTTTAATTTATAATTATTATCAATAGATAATATTATATTATATAAAACTTTTGATATTTGTATTGATGTCTTATGGATATCGTTATTTGACCAATTATTTTTATTTTTTTCATTAAAATAATATGAAATAATATCTTCCAAATAAGGCAAAAATCCTTTATTCATTGAATTGGTATATTTATACGCATTTATTTTATATCTCATATACAAAAATTCTTTATCTGTAAGAATTTTGTAGTTTTTAAAACTTTTCTTAACCTTATTTAGTATTTTCTTATAATCATTATTAATCTCATAACTAACTTTTTTAATTAAATAAGATTTTTACATATCACAATTATACTTATTTCTTTTATCTTCGACTATACTTTTTAAATTTGTCTCTTTTTAACAAAGATATTAGACGACTTATTTATTTCACTCAACTTGTTGAGTTCATAATAGCCTTGCAAATACCTAACAATTTGCGGGTAGCATATTAAAGTTTAATATATTTTATAAAACTAAAAAAAATAAATCTATTTTTATATTATAAATAATAAATTATCATATAACTTAATCGTCGCTGATAATAATATCATTTAGATAAGGTTCGAGAATTTCATTAACAATAAACTCTGGTTTAAATTCATCGTAATTCATAAATATTTTTAGAAGTTGTTCTGAAA